ATAACTGCTATTAATTAAATTTAAAGTTTTTGCTTCTGTTTTTTTATTGTCTAAAAGTCTATGAATTGCTGAAGGCTGATTTGCATTTAATTCTGTTGCGTTACTTAATATATGTAAGCCAGCAGTAATTCTTTCTTCAATTTCTAGGTCTTCAAAACCTAATAAGAAATCACCTACTTTTAAGTTACCGTGTCCAATATGTTCAGCATTTTTTTCTAAATATTTTATTTGACTAATGACTTTTGAATCACTCAAGTATTTATATGCATATGAATCTTTATGCAAGTTGTCTTTAAAGCCTTGGATTGTACCGAATATTTTCGGTAAAGCACCCATCTTATAATCATAGTCTGCATATTTATTATCTTTAGATTCATCTGTTATGAAACTTCCTGTAATTGCGTCGATGCTTGTTTTCCCTTTTAGGAGATCAAGTCCTTTTGAAGCATGTGAATATTTTTCTGCTTTTACAAAATCTAGATTTGCAGCCATATATGCTTTTAATAATTTATTATCTGTATTATCGTATATTGATGATGACATTTCACCAAAAAATCCAAGTAATCCTCCCGCAAAATCGCCTATTACATCTTTAAAATCAAGTAAAAAGCTTCCTGCGAATGACATAAATGTAGGAAGATTTAATACAAACTTTGCACTTTCTTTACCGAAATTGTCAGACAGTTCTCCAGTCTCTTTAGTTGATATCCCTAACAAATCTATTGCTCTTAGTTTTTTACCAGGCTTAATACCAAACTCTTTTCTAAGAGTCTTTGATGTTTCTAAGCCTAGCATATCAACGCCAGCGTCTAAGCTCCCAGAGAAAATCTGAAATGATGCAGCAATTCCATATCCTATTCCTCTCACGACAGACCCCATAATTCTCCCGCCAATATCTTTAATACTGTTAAAAGTAGGTGTTCCTTCTGTAAGAAGATCCATTATGTTTTCATATAAGTTGTTAATTCTTCCTTCAATGCTATGTCTATTTTGAGACTTTTTAATAGAATCTTTTAAGACTTTTTGCGTAAATACATCTAATTGACTTATTTGTTCTTCGAATTTAGTATCTACTACATTTAATATTCCTAATATTTCTTTTTGAACTGGACTATTGTCATCATATTGCCCACTTATATATTGCATTTTTCTTAAAATTTCTTCAGTTGTGACATCTTTGGCAACTCTAAACACACCTTTCTTGTATTCCTCTAATATACCCTGCCCTTTCATTTTACCTAAAAGCTGAGCATTAGCATTTCTTTTTGGATTTGTTAAATCTAAAGTGCTTGATATAGCTTCAAAAATTACTTTTTCTTTTTCTCTTACAGCTTTTATCTGATCTTTATTTAATTTAAAAATAACAGATGATACTTGTTTTTCAAGTTTGTAATATTGTTGCGCAGTAGAGTTTTGTAAATCATTACCAATGTCACCTAAAAAGTCTCCTGCAGTTTTTGTTGCATGCTTTAAAACTTTTTTAAATGTATTACCTGTCAAAGTTCCACTGATTTTATTAAGAATTGTTGTGACTGGTACTAGTAAAGATTTTATTTGATTAATATCTAGACTAAAGCCTAAGTGATATATGTCTTCATATAAAGAGCTAAGACCAACAACCATATTTCTTAATTCTTTTTGGTTTGATGCATTACTCGTTAAACCTCTAAAAAATGCTTGAAATGGGCTCTCAAACATCATTGTCTTTTGAAGTAGCTTTATAGTAGAAGTTAAGCCTTTAACCATTTTAGTTTGTTGTTCAGTTGGATCTTGTTCTTCCATTCTTTTTCTAGCTTCTTCATATTCTAAGCCTTGAGACATATTATTCATTAGGCTTTGTAAACCTTTTTCGCTAACGCCTGTAATGTTAGACATTAAAGCTTTTTCGTGTCTATCTAGGTCTTTAAATGCGCGGCCTGTCTGAAACATTGAATCTCTAAACTGTTGCAACATTTCTCCAGGGTCTCTTGCAGTCAATAAATCAAAAGCGTCTATGTTCATTTCAAATGACTGAAATAACATTGCTGAAGTTTTAGAAGCTTCTTCTAGAGAAGTAAACTTTTTAAATACATTAACTGCATCGTCTGTTTGAATACCCATTTTTCTAAGTTTAACAGTTAAGTTTGCAACTTCGTTAGAAGTTAAATTTCCAAAGTCAACAATGTTTGTCCTTAATGTGTGGAACTCTTTTGTTAATGCTTTAAAGTCTAGACCATTACGATCAGCTGCATTTTTTATTGTTTCTGACGTTTCGTGCAAAGTGTCAATTGGGCTTTTTCCACTAATATATGATTCCATTGCATAATAAGCAAATTCTTTAGCACTTAGACCCATTGCTCTTTGCATTTCTATTAAATATTGCGCGCTTGAAAGATTACCCATAATAGATTGACCAAAGACTTCTGAATAATGTCCCATGTCTGCAACTGCTTTAAATGTTTCTTTTAAAAAAGAAGCAGCACCAGCTGCACCTGTCCCAAAGAGCCTTGATAGTCTTGACCTAGGAGACTGAAATGTTTTTAATAAACCTTTAGCCATTCCTGTCATCTTATCAGCACTTTTTCCTATATGCGAAGTTAAGTCAAATGCCTCCTTTGCTTCTTCGCCAGCAGATTGTATAACCTCAACTATATCCCGTCTTATTGTGTTTCCTATTTGTGAAGCAAACTTTCCTATTGTAAAAGGCAAAGATAATGAAAACATAAAAAATTTAGTTGCTGCACCGATTAAAGATACAGCAGCTTTTAACAACCCTTTTAAAAAGCTGAATAAAAATCCAAAAAAGTCGCGTATTAAAGACCTACCAAAAGAAGAAAATGCATCTTTAATTTTCATCATTAGATCAATTGCTTTACCAAGAATATAGACACCTATAGATGCAATTTTTAAAATTCTTGGATATTTTTCCATTTTGCTTACTGCACTTGTTAATTCTCTGCTTATTACATCTGTCGAATTTTTTAGTGATACATTGATCGCGTTTGTTTTATCTTTTATTTTTTTAAATAACTTATTATTTTTTAAAGCATTTCTTAACGTTTTACTAGATTTTGTTGAAGAATTTTTCATGCTAGAATTAATTGCATTAGTGCTGTCTTTAGTTTGATTTTCTATGTTTTGCACAAAACCATCAGCAACAGAGTTTGACATTTCATTAGATATTGCTTGAGCATTTGAAGCTGTATTACTCAATCTAGTATCTGAGCTTTTCATTTCTTGCATCATTTTTTGCATGAAGCTGTTTTGGCCATTTGTATTGCCTAGCATACTTTCAAAAGAATTAGTCATTCTGTCTAAAGCTTCTAATAAACTTCGTGATATATCTAGTTGTTGCTGAATTGTACTTTCCATTTACTTAGAGCCTCCAAGTAATTCCAGACAAATTTTCAAACTTTCTTGTTATTTCTTTTTTTTGTATAATAGACTTATTGATTACATCTAAACTAGCATTTTCGTCTAACTGAATCTTAAGTCTTTTTGAGACTTCTAATAGTTCTATTAAACAATCCATTTCTGCAGGTCTTCCTGAAAGCTCTATGTCTACATCTTCACTTACTATGTACTTTGCAGCAATGTGATGTAATAACTTCTCTTTTTGTGTTATCATTTTAAATTCCTTTTAAATACGATTATAGTATATGTAACTATGATTTAAAATGATTTACGAAATACTTTACTACCATTTGTTTGCCTTTTTGATTGCTGGTGTGCCTGATTTTGTTGTTTTGATTCTTCTAAATCTTTTTTAAATCTACCTATAAACCAAAATCTTTGCCAAACAGGACAGCTATAAGCATCTCGATATGTAAACCCTAAGTGATACATTAAAATATATATTTGTTCAAGATATAAATCTTTATTATTCGGTGTCAGGCCAAAAAAACGAGGCTCCCATTGGAAGACCTACCTCACTTTGTTCGTGACAATGTGGACAATTCATCCAAGATTTCATGTCAATTCCTGGTTCATGTCTATCTAGAAATCGTCGAAGCGCTAGAGAGTCTCTAGCAGGTAAATTTTTGACAAAAAATGAAAGTTTATTGCGATCGGTTATACCACCTACAGAAACAATAGATCGAGAAAGTCTGTCTGTAATTGCAGACTCAACTTTCATTCCGCTCTTTTTCTTTCTTTCATTTGTTATCATCATTTCTCTTTCATCATGACCTGTTAAAAACTTAACTCTTACGTTTTTCTTAGTAACAGGCAACTGAACTTCAAATAAATTATCACCCATAACAACAGGATCGACTTCTAATCGCTTAATTGATAAGTCTGATAAATCAAAAGTTTGTTTGCTTTTTGTTCCACACTCAGGACAATCAACTTCAACATCATAATCTGCGCCATATCCTGTAATTCGAAGAGAAACAAGCAAAGCGTTTCTGTCGCCAGAAATAAGATCGTCAGGTTTAATTGACTTATTAACAATACAAGATTGTAATAGTTTTGTTAAAACTGTCCCGCTTTTAATATAAGCACGAGATGTTAAAATATCTTCTTCTCTTGCAGTCATAGGTCTAATATCAATTGTTTCTTGCCCGTGTAACGAACCATCTTGTGGATAAATCACTCCTCTTGATGGAAGAGGTACACTTTCTTGTGGAATTTCAAATCCAAAGTCGTCTCTCATTACATTTGAAACTTGAATAGGCCCTTCCCTGCTAATTTGTGTAGGGTTGATAGGCTTATCTAAAGAATTACTCATTAATTATCTCCTTAAATTTTAGGTAATAGTACTTCATCTTGTCCGCTATTTGTCATCAAGCTTAAATCACTCAATACACTATCTAGTGTCAATTCTATTGTATCAGATTGATCAAATTGTAAAATAATTGAACCTCTTATAATGTAGTTTTGCATATCTAATATCGTTTTGTCATCCTTACTATTAGGAATATTTATTATATAATTTGTTATATATCCTGCTTTAAGAAAACTCGTCATTATAAATTCTAACTGTATTTCTAATCTTTGATACAGATTTTGAAAATTAGAATTTTGTGTAAATAAAAAGCCACCTTTGACAAAGCTCTCATTAATAAAAATATCAAATTTAATTCTCTTTTTTATTTCTTGAATTGTTCGAACAATACTTTGCACTTGAAAGACTGATTTTCTTTCGCCATGCGCTGTTTTTTCACTTAATAAGTTTATTGCGTCTTTATTTAAAGGTTTATATAACAAGTTTATAGAAGATTTTCTTAAGTATAACTTTGCATTATTTTCAAATTCTAAAGAAGATTCTTTTAAATTTATTGAATCTATCAAACTAAAACTAGCACCTGCATAAAATAAAGGTAAATCTGTTTGTGTCAAGCTGCTTCTAGGTGTAATTGTTTGTGCAATTTTTCCTAAAACAAAAGCTTCAGCAGGTATTTGTTTCTGATATCTAAATGCACCTATAGAAATATTTGCATTTAGATCTCCAAAAACTGGAAATAAGTATCTACTTGTAATGTTTAGACTATTCCAGTTACTTAAAACTCTAGTATACTGTTTATCTAAAACTTTCTTATAAGAATAGTAAACTGGGCTATCATTAAAGTCTTGTCCTAAACTAAATCTTTCATCATTAGTTGCTATTCTTACACTATCTACAGTATAATCATTATTATTATCAGCTGATTCAAATTCATTTAAAACAAAAGTATTTTTGCCAGATATCCCTAATGATGTTTTAACTAAGTCTCCAGAATCTGAAATTGTGTTTAGATCATTGTTTTTAACAAGCTTGTGAAACTGAATTAGATTGTTAGACGCTGCGCCTCCAGTATCTGCTATAAAAAAATGATTTCTGTCTTCTTCACACTTTTTTACTACTTTTTCAATTAAAGGTATTTCTTTTATTCCAGGTAATATTACTATATCACTTGCACAGTTTGATTCATCCATTGCAATATCAATTGCTTTATCATAAGCAGAGTATGTAGTTTTTTGCTCACCTATATTTGCAGTGTATAACTCTCTTGCAATTGCATCGTTTCTTAAAAACTTTTTATCACTATCTCTAATATCAACGCCATCAAAGCCACCGTATGTAAAAAAGTCAAAAGATAATTTATTTCTAAATTGTTGTATCAGATTTCCTTCTTCATCCCATATTCCTCCTACGTCATTGTTTATGTCTATATAGTTATATGTAACACCATTAGCAAAAGGACGACCAGAATGCTTATAAATCATATTTCTTGCATTTTTGCCATCATCTAAAGAATTAAATGGACTATCTAGTTCACCGTCAGTTTTTGTGTTTTTATAAGCAATTTTTTCTAAATGAAAAAATGAGTTTAAATAATTGTTTTCATTATTAAGAACGTTCAAATGTGTATGATTGCTATCAGTAATTTCGCTTAAAAAATATTTTGTATAGTAATAATGAGGAGAAATCTGTCTTCTATTAACAAGTGCTCTATTGTCTCGTATTTGACTTTGTGTAAATTTTGGTAAAAATGACGATTTAAGAATACTATCTACTAAATGTTTTTTTACAGCTGCTTGAGTAAACACAATCCCCCAGTTATTTTCAATATCATCTGTATCTGTTACAAAGTCTGGGTAGTAATTTAATGCATGCATTGGCGGGAGATGATAAACTTTATTTGTATCAAATATAGTTTCTATTACATTATTATTACTGTACCAGCTTGTAAAAGCTGACTTTTGTAATTTAATGTGTGGATATGACTCAAATCCTGATGGTAATAAAGCATTTTGATTACTTAAAGACATATACTCAATATCATCAGCAATTTCAACTCTCAAGTACTTACTAATATTTTCATAGAGTCCTTTTTCAACAACTTTGTTTGATTTAAAGTCATAGTATTTATGTATAGTGCCTATCTTAAAGCCGATATAGTTATCACTTTTTGGACTCAAGTTTATATTTTTATAGTATTCTAGTTGTATAAATGTATTGTTTCGAGGCTCATATTCAAAAAAGTAAATATCAAATGTTGAATATTCGTTTTCAGTTGGTTCTCTATGTAAATCTAATTTTCCTCTGAATGTAGGGTTGATTTTAATTCTATACTTGTTTCCTGACTCACCATCTGATAATGCATGAAACCTAAAAAGCTTATGTACGTACTCGTGAATGTTTTTTCTATTATTAGATAAACCATGTCTATTAAAAGGTTGAGACGTAATCCATGGCGTTTTTGCTGTTGTAAATTCACTTTCAAAAGAATTATAATCAGGAAACGTTGGATTAGCGCCAAGAGTAGAATAAGGTTTTACAGTTAAAATATCAGTCTGGTAAAGTTTAGCAGGATATGGTTTTTCTATTCCATTCAAGGAATAAGATGTGTAAGTCAAGTGTCCTTTTTCTAAGAACTTGTCTGAAATGTAATTTTTAGATACATTATAATAACCTATAGGCTTTTGTATAACATTAGCAGAAGGTCTTGTGCCTAAAGAAAAAACATTGTTTTCTTTTTCATCGTATTTTGGTTTAAAACCTAGTATCTTAATATATGGCTGGATATTTAAAATTTGTTTTGAATCTTGATCTGTATAACTAGAAGCTGCTGTACTAGAATGATCAGCAAATAAATCAGATCCTGGATTAGATATTAAATTAGGTAAATTACCACTTGCAAAAATTAAAACATCAGACAAATAATGCGAATTTAAAGTTAAGTCATTATCATTGCCTAGTTCATTTAAATAGTCAACTGTGTCTGGATCAGCATTAGCAGCATCAACACTTGCTGCTCGCGTGCTTGATTCAAGCATTTTTTTTAAAACAAAAGTAACGTTACCGGGCTTACTATCTGCATCAGTAACAGAGTGTATGTTACCACTTTTAGTTTGAGTTAACGATCCACTAGAAATATCTTCCGCAGCATTAAACCCGCTATGTAGCATTTTACCGTTACTACCTCTAGTGCCTGTTCCAATACCTAATACTCTAGTAAAAGAAGAGTAAACACCTCCGTTGTCTTGCCACATAGACAATGCATCGTAAGCCATACTATCTGCATAACATACATAATCATCATATAAATGTGCATGTTGATTTTGTCTATGAGTGCCTAGAATATTTTCTTTTGTATTATAAACAATGCTGTTAGCAACAGTATTACTAGAGAAAATCTTTTCAGGTACAAAAGCTTTACCTTTATAAGAGGTACCTATAATGTTTGCTGCTGCTGTTATGAGACTTTGACCTACGTTTATAGTAGGATCTTGCTCTGTGTCGCCAATTTGAATATTTCTTATAAAACTATGTACTGACATTTTAATCCTAATATTTTATCTAATGTATTTAATTATTAACAACGAGGTTTTTACTGTTTTTGTTAACTATTAATTATTGATAAAATATACATGTAAGTTAAAAACTTTTTACAGACAGTAAAAAAGAGTACTCTGTCGAAACAAAATACTCTTTAATGAAATCAATATTTTTTAATTAAAAAAAGCGATTAGTATTGTAACACGCAATTGTCAAATCTAAGTGTCAAAGAAATCTCAGTCATGTCATCGCCGTCGTAACCTAGGTCACCAAAGTTTGCATTTGTTAAAAAAGCTCCTTTAATATCCCATAGTTCAACAACAGTTCCAACAGGATCTAATAATTTAAGCTGACAGTCTCTTTTATAAAAGTCAGCATATCCAGCACGCCCACTTACTGATTCAAAATGAGTCCGTACCCATTCCATAACTTGTTGCGCTCCTGAAGGTGCAATTGGATCATGTAATGTTACAGACATAGTCTCAAAAGTTGTCTTACCAGCAAGATAACGTGTACTGTTAATAAATGGGATTTGTGTCTCGTTTGTAGAATATGAAGGTCGACTCGCGGTCTTCATAAGAAAAGCATCGATACCCTCAATAGCAAAGACCCAACGATTTTTTCTCTTTGGTTCAAACTTATTAGGTATCATCTCCGTTACTGATAGTGTCTCAGCCATTTTTAAAACT